TACCAAGTTCCATATCCGCCACCGGTTCCGTCAACAATAATTTTAACCTTTACGACATTGGGCGGAGTTATACTAAAGCTTTTTAATACACAATTAAAAGATAAATTACCGGTATCGCCAATATTCAATCCTGTTAAATAAGTTGTTTTGATTGAAGCGTAACCTGCGGCTGAAGTAGTTTTATTTAAGTTTAAAACCATTGCATTAAAATCTGAATTAGGATTTTGCTTTAATGTAACCGCACCGTAACTTGAACTATTAGCCCAAAACGTAGCTATATTACCTACATAAGATTTAAACGTACCGTTTGATATATAATTGTCTGCAAATTCTGCATCGTTCTTGCTTATGATTTTATTATAACCCTTTCTCAATAACTTGAATTGAGAATTATCCGTAAAGAATAAATTACTCGTATTGCCGGTAAATCCTTCGATATTTCCTAAATCGGATATTGTCCCACCACTTAACGCAGTACCATTTTGATAAAGCGTATAATAATAACTATCGGCTGCTATTTGTGTAATTGGCACAATATACCAAACCCCTTTAGCCTGGAATATCCTAGCACCAAATCCGCTTATTATCATAGTTAAAACCTCTAAATAAGTCTTTCCTATAAAAGATAAGTTTTGAAAGTATGATTGATTTAACGGCTCCGCTTTATTATCTGCATTTCTATTTGTCATTGAAGATGAATAAAAACTAATACCGCTAATTATGTTTAAATCCGTAGGGAATAGTATTTTACTTAATGCACTTCTAACAAAAAATAATGCTTTTTGTCTTGTTAATACCGTTTCATTATCCGGATGCGAAAAAGCAATTTTACCTAATAAACCCAATCCGTCAATTGCATTAAACGCTAAAGTCTTACGGCCTGTCGTAAAACTAAATTGAACAATATCACTAATTGTCCAACCTTCAAAATCTAAATTTGTTCCGCTATATAATTCAACAAAATACTTCCTATCGTCTAACTCCGTAAAATCCGGCATTTGATTTAGGTTATCCGTTACATCTATGACAACTCCTAATTGGCTTACATAAATAGGCTCGAATACGTCATCACTCATTGGAATATACTGAAGCGTGATACTTTCGGCCGGATATTCTATTAATGAACCCACATATCCATCTTCGGATAAATATAATATTGAAGTGCTACCTGATTTAGTAGCCATTGTAATTTTGTACTTTCTATTATATGCCATTGCCTCGTCTTAGGTTAAGTGAATAATTACTCCTTTGCAAAGCTAAAACTAAATCGTTTCCTTTCAATACAAATTGTCCATTTCCGCCTCCGCCCATTCCGCTCATTGCTCCAGCGTTAAAGGTGCTATTCATCATATTTCCTAATTTGTTTAAAGGCATAATAGCCTCACTTTGTCCGCCTTCACCTACCATTGCTAAAGTTGGACGAGAAACAACCCCACCATCAGCAAAACCTAATATCTTTTTAAATCCACCTATAAAACCTTCCGTAAAGCCACCTGCTCCACCTAAACCGAATGCCATCATAATACCTTGCAATATTGCAGCTTGAATAGCCGCCTCTGCCAATTTCTTAACTAAGTTCCCTGCATAATCCCCTAATGCCTGTAAAGGATTTTCTCCCTTTTGCATAGCATCGAACATAACCATAAATCCGGTTGCAACGTCATTGGCAATTGTTTCAGCGAATTTCTTATAACTTTCATTTAGTTTTTTAGCCTTGGTTTGCTTTTCGTCTATGTCCAGAATTTTATAACTCTTTTCCATATCCTTATAAGCCTTATCTAATTCTTGAACCGCTTTTGGATTACTAGATAATGCCATTAAGATTTTAACCTCACCCATTGCCTTTTTAATGGCTTCCTTTTTCTTTTCAAAGTCCTCTCCGGCTAATTTAGTTTCAACGTCTAAATTTCTCTTAACAATATCCAAGCCATCTTTTGACGCCTGTAATTGATTTGCTAATTTTTGTTTCTCAAAATCCTGTTGGTCTTTTATATATTTATCATCAGCCGCTTTAAATATTCTATCTAAAGAATTGCCTAAGTCCATTGCATTTTTTTCTAATCCAATCTTAGCTTGTTCTTTAATGTTTTGTATTTCATTTTTACTAGCTCCGCTAATTTGTGCTTTTCTTAATGCAACCCTTTCCTCTTCTTTAACTATTAAATCGGAATATTCTTTATAAGCGTAAACATCATCCTTATATAACTGTATTTTTTTCTTTAACGTTTCTAAATCCGATGTATCAACATCTGCTTTACTAGAAACAGAAGTTGTAGCAGATTTTGCAGCTTTTGGTGATGAACTAGCTTTGCCTAATAATAAATCAGTAAAAAATGGCATTTTAACTGCTGCATCAGTAGTAGTTTTTAAATCCTTATTTAAATCTATTATAGCATCATTAGTATTTTTAAATGCTTTTGTTGCTTCATCTAATTTATTTTTTGCTGAACCAATTACTCCTGCTTGAGTTACCGAAGCATCTACATAACCATTAGTCATAGAAGATGCTCTTTTTTGAGCATCAGCATATTCATTGGTAGCTTTAGAAACTTCTTTAGTTAAATTAGTTAATTCAATTGTTTTATCTGCTATTTTATCTTGATATCTTTGAACAATAGCTTGTTGAATTAATGCTTGGGTATATGCGTTAACTGCTTCTCTAGCACTATCTACACTTGTTATGTGAGAAGCATAATCTTTATTTACTTTGCCTATTGCATCTTTAACTGCATTTAAAGCTTTTGCTCTTTGTTCGTCAGTTGCATTTGCGTTTTCCGCAACTGCTATTAATAAATTTAAACTTGTTGCTTGTTCAGCAGCTTTTTGTTTTGCATCATCTATGCTTTTATTAAATTCATCTTGAGCTTTTTTTGCTTCGTTTGTACCACCTATATAATCTTTAATATTGCTACCAAATGCAACTATTAAAGAAGATACAACTCCCAAAGCAACTCCAATTCCGGCTGGACCTGCTAAACCGGCAACCATTGCCTTTAATGCTTCTCCTGCTCCGCCTGTTTCTTTTTGTAATCGTTGAAACGATTCTAACATTGGGTTTAAGTTATTCGCAATACCCATAAATCCGTAAGGAGCATCCTGGGCAATCCTAGATAAATTAACTAAAGATTGAGAAGCATCAGCCATTGGCTTAGACGTATTCTTTAATGCAGTTCCAAAACTTTCAGTTGCAGTTGTGGCTTGATTTAATTTACTTAAAGCATCCGTATTATCAGCCGTTATAACTATTTTTAAATCTTCGGTAGCCATTGTTATATTAGTTTACTCCATATAATTTTAAAGTCCTTGCAAGTTGTTCATCGGATAGCATAGTTTTTTCTTCATCATTTCCTTCAACATCATCTATTGCCGGAATGTGCCAAAATGCTCTTAAAGATTTAGGTGAACTTTCGGAAGTGTTACTTAAATATATAATATAGGCGAGGTTTCTAGTCCTCGCCCATTCATTTAACTCTTTTCTTTCTTTTCCCATTACGATAATAGAAAAGTCTTTCCAAGTCATTTCCCAAAATTCATTTGGTCTTATATCGCATTCAGCGGCTTTAACTAAAATATCATCCCAGCTTAGCTTTATTAGGCTTTTTTTTTTCCTCTTTAGCAGTCCCTTGAACAGTAGTTACAGTAACCGAAATTATGTACTTAACATATTCAATAAATTGCCCTTCAGTTGCAAAAAGTCCGCCTAATTCATCAATCCAATCGCAAACGTCATTTTCAGTATATAATACCTCTTCTTTGTTGCTTACACAAGCCGATTTATAACCTGTATGAATCATCTTCACTACTAAGTCTAAATCAAATTGTGTTTTTCCTAATAATTCAAAGTACTTGTCTATTCCGATATTATTTGCTACGCAAAATTCACGCATTGCCCAAGTACCCCACTTTAAGGGGATTGTTTTGTTGTTTAGTTTAAGTTCGAACATAGTTGTTGTTGTTTTTTATTAAGCCGTTACCGTTTGAGTTAAAGGTGGAACTGCAACTGTTAATGTCGCACTAAATTTCACATCTTCTTTATCCGCTGCGGTTACGTCAAATGATGAAATAAATACGTTTCCTGAATATATTACGTTACCTGCAACCGGAGTAGCTTCGCCCATTTTAATTGCGAAAATAGTCTTAGCGGTAAACGCATTATATAATTGATTGTAACTATCTTTTGAAGCCGTTCCGGTTTGGTCGATTGCGAAACCGTCTGCTTTGATAGTTTGGTTATATGCAGGACCAGGTTGGAATTGGTCTCCACATTTTGAAGTTGCATCAATTACGTTCAATGATGAAGTAATTGCGTTTGAAGTAAGACAAGCTACCGGCTTAAATGTACCGTCACCGTCAATGTCTGCTAATAGGAGGTAGTCTCTACCTGATACTTTAGTTTCTGCCATTTTATTAAATTTGAGTTATTGTTAAATTATATGTTATAAGCGTTCTAAATACGTTATCCAAAGGATTTAAACCGTCTAAATTTTGAATACTATTTACAAATAAGCTAGTTGAAGTCCAACCGCCTGGAAGTGTAATTTTAGTATCGGAATTTATCGCAGTCAATATCAAATCGGATATTGTTTCCGAACGTTTATAGCCAAAGTTAGCATTTTTTGTAACAATGTCCACTATGATAACGTTTGTATTTGTATAACCGGATTTTCCTTGTTCTTGGGTTGAAGTTCTACCATCTAAAACAATGTATTCCTTTAGGTTTAAATCAGGAGCAAAGCCATCAAATACTTGAAGCCCTGTTGCTGACGCAATATGCGTAATAAACCATTTCTTTATCTCTACGTTAGGATTTAGCATCTTTAATAACTTTTTCTATTCTTAATTTTAGTTTCGGTCTTTCTTGTTCAAATGCCGGTATTAAAAACGGTTGAGGTCTTAAACCCCTTTTTAATATTGCTAATGCAATCATATAAGCAGCCGATTTGCTTTTCTTGCCACTTGCTATCCCTTTCTTTTCTACCCACATT